AACAAATCGAGAGGTGAATTATGCTTTCAGAAAAAGCACTGCTTGTGAGGCTGTCGGTGAAAAACCCAAGCTTCGCCGTAACTGACAAGGGCGTATCGCTCGAAGTCGCGGACCAAAAGAACGCCAACCAACGGGCGGTCAAGGTCATCAAGACGCTGATCGATACTACCCACCCTGCGTATAGGGCGGTCAAAACTGCTCGTGGCGCGCTCTACAACGTGTTCGCGGCAGAGACTGCGCCGTGGTCCGAAGACGGCTGGTACATCATCAAGGCCAAGGGCTATGACCGTTTCACCGAAGTGATGCGCGAGAAGACCGACGCGTTCGACATTGCGGTGGCCGACTTTCTCAAGGTCTATCCTGAGTTGGTTGATCAGGCCCCTGATCGACTGGGCGACCTGTTCGACGCCGACATATTCCCCAGCGTCGAGGCTTGCAAGGAGCTGTTCTACTCCGACATCGAAGTGCGTCCTGTCCCTGAGGCTGGCGACTTTCGGGTGGCCATGTCTGCTGAGGACAAGCAGAAGATCGTCACGCAGATACAGCGCAAGAATGACGAGCGTGTCACTCAGGTGACCAGTGCCTGCTTCGACCGCGCCTACTCTGCCGTCAGCAACATGGTCAAGCGTCTCGAATCTTTCGATCCCGACAAGAAGGGTGCCAAGCTTTACGACAGTCTGGTCGGCAACGTGCGTGACATTGCCGATCTGCTGCCATCGCTGAACGTCGGCGATGATCCACGGCTTGAGCAACTTGCCAAGGATATCGGGCTGCGCTTGACAGAGACCGATGCCTCTACTCTCAAGACGGACGAGGGCAAGCGCCAAGAAGTCGCCGACAACGCTCGTCAGATCATGAACCAGATCGATGATTTCATCGGTCAGTAAGGAGCTATTGATATGTCACTAGCACATCAGAAGATCACCAAGGCGCGGACCCAGCTACTGCTGGACAATCCGTTCTTCGGTAACATCGCCATGCGTCTTGATCTGGTCGAGACCGATCAGTTTGAGACGATGGCGACTGACGGCAAACGCATCCTGTTTAACCCTGAGTTTGTTGACAAGCACTCGAACGCGCACCTCAAGGGCGTGTTTGCCCATGAGGTTTGCCACGTCATCTTTAAGCACCATCTGCGGCGTGGGGAACGTGACCAGAATAACTGGAACGTTGCTGCCGACTACGCCATCAACCCCATCCTAGTTGATGCCGGTTTTTCTCTGCCCGAAGACGGGTTGGTTGATCTGGCTTGGCGGGGACAGTCCGCAGAGGACATTTTTGGAAAGCTCTTTAAGGACCAGCCAGAACCACCAGCCGCTGGCCAGCAAGGCGAGGGCGAATCACCAAAGGGTGATGATGAGGGCGATGCTCAGGGTGATGCTCAGGGTGACGACGCGAAAGCCGCAGAGAACGGCGGCTCTCAAGACGCTCCCGCTTTACCTGCTCAGTCGGGTGACGACCAGCCAGTGGACATGCAAGGACACGGCGTGGTCATCGACGGCACAAACGATGACGGCTCCGCGCTGTCTGCTGCTCAAGTTCAAGAGCAAGACGACCAGTGGACTGAGATCGTGCTGAACGCCGCCATGATCAGCGGCGAGGCTGGCAAGGAAGACAGCCCGTTCAAGCAGCACATCGACATGCTTCGTCGGCCACAGGTTGACTGGCGGTCAGTCCTGCGGCGGTTCCTGTTGGACGGTCGCCCTGCCGGTACGACATACCAGCGGCTTGGTCGCCGGTCTCGTGCGGTGGGTGTGCCGCTGCCTAGCCGCCGTGTCGATGTCGGCGGTGAGATTGCAGTTCTGCTTGACGTGTCATCATCAGTCGATGACGAGATGTTCGCCCAGTTCTGCGAAGAGTTGCAGTTGATCGCGGCTGAGTTCGACATCACCAGTCACGTCATCAAGTTCACGCATCGTGTGCGAGACGTACAGGTGGTCGAGGCTGGTGACGAGATTGACCGCACTCGTTTCTATGGCGGCACCAATACGAGGGCTGCCTTCGAGTATATCGATGAGCAAGACTTGAATGTCGATGCGATCATCGTCTTCAGCGATTGTGAAGATTACTACGACGAGATTCCTGAGCCGTCATGCCCGACACTGATTGCTGCTTGCATACAGCATGAGCATTGGCTTGAGAATATTGAGAAACAGGCTGACTGGGCGCAAGTCGTTCAGATCAGCCGATAATCATGGCTTCTCTCGTTGATCTCGTGGGTAGTTGCACCACCAACTACTCACGAGGTCGATGAGAATCGCCCTTATTTTGGAGAAAAACCATGTATGACATTAGAAAATCATCTGAGAGTTACGGCGAAAAACCTGTCTGGGGCCGCGAATTCTATGCCCAAGATGGGGCGGGCATGTACGTCCCGGTTCTGTTTGTCCCATACTTTGAACGGCGCATGGCCGACAAATGGGTTCCCGCTTGGTCTTTAGACCAAGAAGGCAACCGTATCCGAAACGGTGATCGCTATATTACCAAAGGCGAGGTTTTCATTATAGGCATCAAGCAAATCTGGGATGACCGCAACCACATCCTCGCCATTCTGGCAAGCACACGCACAGGATGGCGACTCAAAAGAATGGTACGCAAAATCAGAATTAGCCCGAAAGGACCAACGACATGACCGATAAAATGAATCAAACGATCCGCGAATATTTGGGCCACGCCCTGCCGGAATGCCGAGTCGTCATCCACAGGAACGGCGAAATCGAACGCTACGGCGCGCCGGACCCGGCTGACCGGTCGCAAGATTTCTGGCAGTACGTGGGGACCGTTGACAAAATTAAGGCGCAGATGAGCAATATCTGTGACTGCGATGAGGCAGAAGGCGTGCATGAACATTGTGCTGGATGCGACTGCGTCTTGAACTATTACGAGAGTGAAAACCATTGTGTTTCTTGTGAGGAGCCGATGGCTGACTTCGTTGTTCGCGAGTATTACCTAAATCAAAAACCGCCACGCGAAATCGAAAGCGTGGTTCAAGCTAAAACCGCGATAGACGCAATTCGATCTAAATCATTTTGGAGATATGCCAGCCACTTCACAACCCGACAGGGTGACGTGGACCAGCAAGCGCACACACAGGATGGCGACGGTCGTAACGGCTGTGACGCCGAAAGGAAGAAAAGCACATGAATAAGCACCGCCACGACTGGGCAAGGCGAGACAAAAAAGAAATCATATTGTCTCTCATCGCCGCTCTTGTGGGCGCGGCTCTGATCGCCGCCCTCTTAGTTCTGGCACCTACTCTTGATCAGTTAATCATAGACCTGAAAGGTTGAAACAATGAATAAGGAACTTGATCTGTTCGACATCGCGGAAAGCAATCGTCTTAAAGAAGAAGGCATGACCGCCGCAGAGTATGGCGGCAAGCATATGTTGCTTGACCATGCGCGCCATGTTGCGAAGCAAATCGCCATGCTAAGAGAAAGCAGGACCGTTACCGCCGATGATGTCGGTAAAGCATTCCTGAAAGAAGGCATCACCGAGTCGCTGGGCAATGCGGCTGGCTCACTGTTCAAGGGAAAGGACTGGGAGTTCACCGGCCAGAGGATAAAGTCTTCTCGAAAGACTAATCACAGTCGGGAGATAAAAGTCTGGCGCTACGTCGGACACTGACTGTGAGGGGATCAGACGGCGAGTGCCCCACCCAAAACCCCGTCAGTGAGCAGAGATGTAAATTGGTAACCTTTCGGGTCTCGTGGCTCACGGGCGGCACCTAATCATGGGTGCCGCCCTTTTTCTTACAGGTTACCAGTGACTCATCAATCACAGAAAGGAAGATCATCATGACCAGTGAATATAATCTGGCCGATCAAACGCTGGCCGCTTTATCTGCGCCAAAGGTTGGCCTCATCTCCTACGAAAGTGTGCCAAACATTTGCCCCAGTGTTGCCCGACGCAACAGCAAGGGGGAGCGGGTCAGGCTTACCCCTCACTCGCGTGACCGAATCAAGGGCGCTTACAATGGACTTCGTAAAGCTACTCGCTACACGGTGGACGACTCGATGGTTCGCCACGCCGTCTCTCTTTCGATGACAATCGATGCCGACTCACTGTTGGCTATTATCGGCGATGCCGTGCCGCCCAACACACCTATGTGGATTGAGTGGGACGAGCGTGTAAGACAAGAAGCAATCGGCGAACACTATCTCATGACCAATAACACTGCCGCTCATTCAATGTGGTCGGCAGGTTTGTCGGGTTCGTCCGATTACGTTGGTTACTTTATCGAAGAACTTGACTATCCCCTTATCGGGACGGGCGAAGAAGATCACTACTGCTTTACGCCCGTGTATCCTGTTGGTAAAGAGGGGCAAGCGGTTACCCGTCAACGGATTATGTTTGATGGGTCTGCTTTTGAACTGTCACCACATCCTTGGTCAGACAAAGATCACCGGGCGTTTCATCAGGACTTTTCCTTCACCCCTCCCGACAGGAGCGGATACGAAGAAGAGTACACGCAGCATTTAAATACCCATGCGGAAAATGTTCGCACGTTACTGGGCATTCAGTGGTTTAATGAACAGATACAACATGTCTCTAAGGAGTCGATGGAAGACTGGTCTTTCATCGGACTGACGAATCATATCCATGCTGTGCAGTCTAGGTCGATTGACTGGCTGGTGCCGCGCTCGTCTGACGATGACCCCAGCTACAGCGACGAGGACCACGAATCAATCACCAAGTTTTCTGGCAGTATATCTTCTGCTGGTGACGCAAGGTTTTTGATCTGTCTGTTGCACGTTCTTAACTATGACTGGGTTATCAAGACACCGAAACTGGCAACAGGTCGCGGCGGAATACGCTACGGCAAACCTATAAAATTTAATTCACACATTGTGTGTGAGATTGATTTACCCAAAGTGAATGGCGTGTCGATCACGCCGACTGACTACCTAGAAGAAGTGCGCGGAATGAAAAGACTGCACGATGTGCGTGGTCACTTCCGCAGACTGCGTGATGGGCGACGGGTGTGGGTCAAATCCCACAAGCGTGGCAACAAAGAACTTGGCACCATCACCAAGGACTATCTGTTAACTAACAAAAGGATCGAAAGAAAGGAGAGTAACCATGGTTGACAACAGCATAAGAGCAGACATTCAAGCTTCTGGCGACCCCAAAACAATCGGGGCTTTGGTTAAGCTTTGCATTGACTCGTCAGTAAAGATTGAAATGATTTACGCATGGCGAAATGACTGGGATGAAATCATGCCAGATTTTGAATTTGAATGCCGTGATTGCGAAGGCACTGGGCAGGTCAAGGGAGACGTAGTTGTTGGTGGTGTTAACGCCAACGGGCCGTGGCAAGGCTACGACGAAGTCGATCTTGAGTGCGAAAGGTGCTGGGGCAAAGGCAATGTAACATGGGAGGATGTTCCGAATGTATATACAGACTAGCGACTATCTCAAACAGCCAAAAGAAATCCACGCGGATTCTTTAGGCACCTTGGCTGCTCAACTTAGCCTTGCTGACATGGGTGTGCTTTTGGAAGCCAAGCACCGGCAGTTGCTTGTGTTTCTAGGTATGCGCGGCAGCGTGTGCCTAACGAGCGAAGTGGAGAGCGTGACCATAAATGGTGATTGCATACAAATAAATTTGGAGACTGCGACCTATGATGACGTGCTTCAATCTCCAGAGTTTCGGGAAATCAGTCAGAAGCTACCATCTGCTGACATCGTTAAGCTGGTGCCGAAAGATTACCCAGAAAAGAACACACCGGATGAGGGAGCGTGATTGCTACGGCCCACGCAGTGTGATAGAAGGAGTGTCTATGAACAACGTAACCAATTCGTCTGAACAGGCGACCAATGTGTTGAGGAGATTACACAATGCAACAAGAGCAAGAGAGCGATCCGACGAGCGAGGCGAAGACTGGGCTAGTACCTATTGGGGGTCAGTTGAATCCGCGCTCCGTCGCCGTCTCGACACCTTCAACAGCTCAAGCAGGGACTGGTGAGAACACGCGACTTCACATCGTTCTAGACCAGACCTGTCTTTCCAAGCTAAAGAAAGCTTGTGATGATAACGAGCGGACCACGTCTGCCCAGATCAGATATCTGATCCGTAATCATCTCTAGCCCACAACTTTAATGGCTATTCACTCCGCTCCCTGTTGTGAGGGGGCGGAGACCACCTCTTCCCCCAGAGCCAAGTATCCGATAGCGTCCACGACATCATCGCTGTTAGCGGTGCCCGACTTTGTTCGCGCTATCTTCAGAAGAGCCATCATCAAAGCCACGTCTCTCGCAGTGACCGTGCGGCTCAGATACACGCTCCATAAATCTGCGATATTCCCAAAGTTTTCACTGGCATCCCCGTGCGTCTCTGCCCGATCACCACAGATCAGGTTACGGGCGGCATCAAGAACATCCCCACGGTTCGTGGGGTGTGGTTTAAAATTATTTTTCCCCACTCGCTCCCCCAGTATCCATAATCTGACTCGTCAATATCTGATGCTGCTCCTCAGTCATCATCGTAATGTTGCCACCGATTGAGCGCCGCTCACCCTCACAATCGAACGGGTAAACCATGTGGTTCAACCAGTGTGGAAAGATCACCATCTTCCCCACCTCTGGAATTATATTCATAACTTTGGGCCAGCGAAACGATGCCGCAGCGTTCTGGCTGGTCGGCCCGTTAATAAAGCTGATGCAGCCATCCATCCACCCAGAAGCGTTTTTCATGTTCGACGCCTCTTTGTTTCTCATGTCAGGCGGCACCTGCGCGTAGATCACAAAACTCATGCCACCATCGAGACGGTTACCGT